GCGCCAAATATCCGCCCAGCAGGACTTGACGTCGCCAACGCTCACGCACCCTTTTAGCGCGTCCTTCATCTTCCCGAAAAGAATTGCAGGGTCAGGCGCGTTAGAGACGTTGACTTTTTCCTTGTCGTAAAGCGCAAGCCCGAAGGCGTTCCCGAATGTCCGCAGGCAACGCTTTAAGGCGTCGGTCACGGCTTCCTTGCTGGCGTTTTCATGGCACTTGGACGGATCGTTCTTTGACATTCCTGTCCCGAAGCCTGTGTCCATGCGCTCCACGTCACCGACGCGAACGCGGACCACGGCGATATATCCCACCACGATTGTGTCGTTCTGGTTCGTGTGGTTGCTAGTGCAATCAAGTCGCTCGACCGAGTAGCTCCACCCGTCAAAGCCAAATATCCGGTTGGCCTCGTTAATGGCGTGCCAGCCCTCGATATAGTCATTCCCTTGGACCTGCTTGACGTGCGCGCTATTGAGCGGCGCTGTCAGCGCGGTTTTTTGCTCGTCGGTAAATCGGGTCATTTTGTCGTGATCCTTACGCTGGCACGGCCATTGTCCACGGACACACCGGGCGGGCATTCCGGCAGGGCGTTGATGTTCGCCATCACAGGCTTGCGTTCGATCTTCACGCAGTCGTCAGGCAACAGATCAGGATCCGTCACGACGCGCTTTGGCTTGACGTTCGTCGGCGTCCATGTCGCGGTGGGAAGCTCTACCCGATCAACGCCGGACAGATGCAGCAGATCAATCGCCATGTCCTTGCGCCCATCAAGGCGCTTCTTGATGCGGGCCTTGCGGGTTTTCAGGTCGTTTTCAATCGCTTCGATACCCGCGAGGTTCTCCATGTCTTCAAGACGCTTGCGTTCAAGCCAGCCCATCCATTCGTAAAGATCGGTTTCCCCTTCCATCATACCTTCCAGCAGGTCGGCATCGTCAGGGTATTGGGCTTCAACGCTGGCGCGAATGGCGGCAACGTCTTGCATTGCCAGGCTAAACTTTTTCATGCGGCCTCTCTTTCGGTTTCTGTCTCGGCGGCCCCGGTCATGCGGGCCTCGGCTTGTCGGATCACGGTCAGGGTTGACGCCAACTCGCATCGCAATGCGGCCAGCGTGTGAATGTCGGTCGGCTCTTTGCGAAGGCGGACGCGGATGCCCAAAAGGCTCTCCCGCATCATGGTCTCGTCAGCCTTGTTCACGTCACCGTCAAAGCGGTGCAGAACGCGCTCGAAGTCATGCGGTATGCTCATCCCTCACACTCCCGCGCTATCAGCATCGCCTTGCTTGGCGACATAAGGTGATCGAATAGGAACGAGGTCTCGCTGTTCGGGTCGATAGACGTATTGGCGAGGTCATTTGCATAGGCCACGTCAGAGCGGCTTATGGTGCGGTATAGGTATTCCATGCGGTCAGCGGCGGAGGTCATGGCTTGGCCTCTGGAATGAACAGCTCGCGAATTCTGGCGATGACAGGGGTGAAGGAGTCGGACTTGTCGTTTAGGTCAGCAAGGTCTCCTTGATGGTCTGCCGACATGCCTGCGTAGGAATTCGGAATTCCACTTGCTGCATAGTCCGGTCCTTCATCAGGATAATCATTGTTAGGATCGCACCCGCCTTCGATGCCCAGCTCACCACGGAGTTCTGCCAAAACGCCGAGACAGCACATCGTGCCGTCGTCCCAACGTAGGTAATTCTTCCCCTTCCGATCCGCATACGGACCTTCCAGAGCGTCAATCCATGCTTGCGCGTCTTCGGGGTTCTTGCCCGGTTCAAGCAGGCGTTTGGGTTGAGCGCCACTCATGAGAACGCCCGCTCTTCTTTGCGCTCTTTGATCCAAATATCGGCGCGGTTTTCCGCGTGATCCTCAGTGGTCAGCTTTGGCTCATCTTCATACTCAACGGGGGCATAATTGATCGTGTGGCGATCACAAAAGCGGGTGAGCAATGCCCAGAAGGTTTTTTCCGGTAAGCCATAGAGTGTGAATCTATCGCCTTCACCGACCTCAATCGTGACTTGTCGGTTATTGCTTTCGTTATAGCTTTCAACTCGAAAGCTGGCGTCGTGGCGGGTAATGTGAATTCCCATCTTTCTCTCCTAACTGGCTATTGCCGTTAGGGAGTGGACTAAAGGGAAAAATCCTATTCGTCAATAGGAAAAAAGGAAACTTCCTTTTATTTTTTACATCCGGCGGGCAAACCAGACGACGCGACCGACGATAAAGGTGTCGTCTGCAAGCACGTCATAAGACGAATGATTGCGGTTGTCAGAGATTAGCCGAATCATCGGCGGATCGGTTGCGGGTATCTTTTCGATGCGCTTGACGACCACCGTGTCACTATCGAAGATGGTGAACACGCCCCCGCGCGCTGGGTTCTTGTCTGCCTGGTTGATTAGAATGAGATCGCCAGACTCAAGGGTAGGGGACATGCTATCGCCTTCAACCTCAATCATTATAAGATCGGCTGCTGATAGGCGGAGCTGCCGGATATATTCACGCCGGATCGGAAAGTAGTAGGCAGGCGCTTCGTCTAAAACAACGCCACCACCGCCCATACCGCCGCGAAACCCTTGAACGGGAACCTCTATAACGGCGGACGTGTCGCTTTTGTCGGTCCCGTTTTCCGCGATGGACCTAATCTTTTCAAAGTCCCGATCTTTAAGTTCGACGGGCGTCCCGCGACGTAGGAATTGCTGAACATAAGAAGCGTTGCGGCCTATCGCATCAGACAAGTCCTTAGCGGTCAAATCAGACCGTTCTTCAAGCAGGCCGTCAATGAAAGCCCGTTGCCGTTTTCCGACCTCAACACTCATGAGCGCTCACTGACTGAACCTTTTCCTTTTGGCGAATAGGAAAAACCCTTGCACGGAAAGGAAAAGTGTGTATTTTCCTTTTTATGAACATCATTGACCGCTTCAAATCAGACATAGAGGCGTTCATGACCGAGTCCGGCATGAACCGCACAGCCTTTGGAAAGGAAGCGTTGGGCGATCCTCGCTTTGTCTTCGATGTTGAAAGCGGGCGCTCCCCATCAGCCAAAACCATGCAGCGCGTTTATGACTTCATGGACCAGTCCAAGGCGGACGCGGCATGAGTGGGGAAGCGCCAACATACGGCGAATGGCAGCCGATAGAGACAGCTCCGAGAGATGGGACGGTCGTCTTTGCGCATGTTCCCGCTTATACTTTTCATAAAGGGAAGCGCCATTCCCATATCCCTGCAAAGCAGGTGCTTTTGTGCTGGGTTTGGGCTGAGGATGTAGAGCGTCCTAGCGGCATTGCATTTCGCGCACAGGGCTTGATTGAAAAACACGGCGGTTTTTTCGCTTACGCTGGATCGCAAAAAGCCGTGAAAGGTCTAGCGTCTCACTGGATGCCACTACCGGAGCCTCCGGCATGACAGCGCTCATCCACCCCGTCTCCGTTGCTCCTCTACAGCCGCCCAAAAGGTTGTCACGCGGGCGCGTTCAAGTCGGCCTTCGTGACATTCAATTAAATTGGCTCGCTTCCAGTCAGCCAAACTTACGACGCTGGGTTGCAGCCCGTCTGCGTCGTGTCTCACCGTCTGATCTTCGGGTCGCTTTGCCATGTTGGAATTACTGACATGGAGATGACCTTGCCCTCTACACACTTCGTCGGACCAACTGTCCGGCCTATCGGACAGTCCCGTAATGCTCGCTGGATGCGCTGGCTTGAAAACCGCTGGCATTCTTCCACGGCTCAAATGATTGGTATGTCGCCGGACATTGAGCGGAGCCGTTCCACACACGCCACATGGCGCAATGGTGTCATCCCTGACGGTGACACGATCCTCGATCTTGTTGCGGCCTATCCTTCCTTAAACGCCGTCTTCTGGCCCGAACAGGTCAAGCATGATGCCGATGCTGTTCTGTCCCAGCTTGACGCTTTGGAAGAGGCCATAGCCCAAATTCGGAGCGCTCTATGATGCGTCTATACGCAAAGTGGCTTCTCTGGCGTTCTGCACGGTTGGCGGCAAAAGCTCGCGTCCTTGCTCTGCGCTCACAAGAGATTGCGCGGAGGTATCTTGGATGACCTCGCCCGACACTCTCCAAGACCTGAAAGACAGCCGCGCTAACCTGATCCGGTCGGCAGAAGGCTGGCGCTCACTTGGCGAGACACGGAAGCAAAACGGCGCGTCTCCCACGGACATTCAAGAATGCCGCGATCAATGGTCAATGCTCATGAGCGGAGCCAAGGAATACGGTCGCCAGATTGCAGCGATGGAGGCGGGGCATGACTGAGAAACTAAAAGTCCTTGATCTTTTCAGCGGCATCGGCGGCTTCTCCCTTGGCCTTGAGCGGACGGGTGGATTTGAGACCGTCGCGTTCTGCGAGATCGAAGAAAAACTCCACCACATTTACAGGCGGGAATGGCCGGACGCGAAGGTTTATAACGATGTGCGAAAACTCACCAGAGCTGAAGGGCCAGATACCGTTGACGTTATTTGCGGGGGATACCCATGCCAGCCCTTTAGTGTCGCCGGGAAGCGCGAGGGCGCGGAAGATGACCGCCACCTCTGGCCGGAAGTTAATCGGCTCTTGGACGAATACAGGCCCTCTTGGTTCATTGGAGAGAATGTTGCTGGCCACGTCAGTATGGGCCTCGACGAGGTGCTTTCTGACTTGGAAGGACTCGGTTACACCGCAAGGCCGTTTATTATTCCGGCTTGTGCCGTCAACGCCCCGCACAGACGGGATCGGGTCTGGATTATTGCCCACGCCAACGGTGCAGGATTCAAACAAGGCGACAAAGCGCTTCCGGGACGATCACCAGAACAATTTGACCGCTTACGTTTTCAATCCAGATGTGATGATTCCTACGCCAGCGGCAACAGATTACAAGGGCGCGCCGAAAAATCGCTTTCAGGGTTCCGACACATACAAGGCGAACTTATCCGAAGCGGTTCGGTTCTCGGAATTGTCCCCGACGCCTCTCAACCCGTCATTTCTGGAACATGTGATGGGTTTCCCGGTCGGGTGGACAGAATTAAAGCCCTCGGAAACGCAGTCGTTCCACAAATCCCTGAACTCATAGGCTACGCCATTCTGGAAGCCGAAGCCTCTCGCATGGAGGCAGCAGCATGACCGAGCGCAAGAACACAGACCTAGCCCGCCGCGCCTGTATAGAGCGCAATCGCGCCAAGATGGAGGCGGATCAGGCTTTACTAGATCAGCGCCGGAAGACGCATGGCCGGACGGTTTCTATCATGCACCGCTTGCAAAAGCTGAACAGCCGCTTGCTCTATTTAGAAACGGGCGGTGATCCGTTTGATTGGCGGTGGACGGTATGAACACCCGCCCCGATGGAATGCAACGCCGCCAGCCACGCAAGGCTGAAATCCTTGTGATTGCCAAGCGTCTCTTTCCCGATGCCGACATTCTGGACGATCTGTCAGTCAGGGGGCTGCGCAACTATATCGCCGTGAATGGTCACTGCGAGATCAGCGGTAAGCCCTTCATGGGTGGCCGCGTGGACTATGACCACAAGACGCCGAACGCCATGCTTTACAAAGATGACAAGATCGAGTGGCAGGTGCTTCACCCCGACGCTCACAAAGCGAAGACGAAAAGCGACCGGAAGAAAATCGCCAAGGCTGACCGGATGTTGGGGCGCACCGGGCAGGTCAAACGCCGCAAGGAACGCAAAGCCAAGGGCAAGCGTCCGCTGATTCAAGGGCGCTCTAAAATCCAATCCAGAGGCTTCTCTAAGCCGCCTGAGGGCTATTCTGCGTTCAAGCGCAAGCCTGCCAACGTCAAGCAGTTGGACGAGCTATGAGCGCCATTCTGAAAAAGGAAGTGATCGGGGGGCAGACGCTTATTCTGGGCGACTGTCTGTCCATCATGCCTGAGCTGGGGCGGTTTGATGCCGTGGTGACTGATCCGCCTTATGGGATCAATGCGGCAAAGAATGGATGGATAGGCGGTGACAACAAAGCGCCAGTAAAAGACTATGGCGCAAAAGGGTGGGACGCGAGTCCGGCCTCATTAAATCACATTGCAGCGATGCTAGAGCTGTCCAACCACCAAATCATCTTTGGTGGAAATTATTTCTATGGATTGGGACCAACATCGTGCTGGCTCGTTTGGGATAAGCAGAACACGGGCGGGTTTGCTGACTGCGAGCTTGCTTGGACTAATCTCCCGAAGGCTGTGAGGCGCATTTATTGGCGCTGGAATGGCATGATCCGAAAGGGCGATGACGGCCCGCGCCAGCATCCGACACAAAAACCCGTTGGCGTCATGGAGTGGTGCATCGGACACCTTCCAGACGACGCACAGACCATCCTCGACCCTTTCATGGGTTCCGGCACAACCCTAGTTGCCTGCCAACGCTTAGGGCGAAACGGAACGGGTATCGAACTCGACCCCGACTATTTCCAAATCGCCTGCGAGCGTGTCCATGAAGCATGGAGTGCGCCTGATCTATTCATAGAGCCTCCCAAAGCCGAGCCAGTCGAACAGTTCAATCTCCTTGATGGGGATGCGGCATGAGACGGGCGGCGAAACGAGACCGTAACGAGGCGGAAATCGTGGAGGCCCTGCGCAAGTGTGGTCTGCATGTGATCCACGCCGATCAGCCGTGGGATTTGGTTTGCTCATGGGGCGGTTACGTCAAGCTGGCAGAGGTCAAAGCCCCTCGGAATATGAAGATGGAGCCAGAGCGGTTTAGCGCCGCGCAACAGCACATTCTTGAAACCTGGCAGGGCGAAATCGACGTGCTTGTGACGACAAAGCAGGCGGCGGAATTTGCCGAGCGCTTGAAGTCAGAGGCCCGTCTTTTGAACGCTGCTAGAGCGATGGGGAGGGCGGCATGAGCGACCCGTGGTTCAAGTTTTTTCCTGAAAAATGGCAGGGCGGTGTGTCCCGTTTGAAGCCATTCGAGAGGTCCGTTTACATGGATTTGCTCTGCGAGATTTACGCGCAAAACGGTCCAATCGAGAACAACCCGAAACGCCTTTCACGCCTTTGCGGGACGACGCCAGCGCCGTTCACGCGGACGCTAGAGGCGCTTGTCCAGATGGGAAAGCTGGCTCTCGAAGACGGCAAAATCAGCAACCCGACCGCCGAGAAAATCATCCAAGAGCGGGATGAAAAGCGCGACAGAAGAAGCCGTGCAGCGAAACGAATTTCACCCAGTGGTGCAAACGAATTTAACTCACTTTCCGAAAAAACCCAAATAAATCAACGAACGGAAAAAGCATTCTCGCGTGAAGAAAGAGAGAGAGATAGAAAGATAGAAGGGACTTATAGCAAGAGTAAACCTTCCTCCTCTAAATCTAAGTCTGTCAGTCAGTCAGCGAATGACCGACCGACCGACGATTTGTTTTTAAAGTTTTGGGATAGCTACCCTCACACGCAATCGTCCTGCCAAGCCAAGGCCCGAACCGAATGGGATCGGCTATCGCCTGACGATCAAACGCAAGCCCTAAGCGCCGCAAAGCAGATGGACGCGCCGCCGCGTGACCTGTTCGCATGGACGTGGCTAGCTGAACGCCAATGGCTGAATTTCAAGCCGCCTCCGAAGATCATCCCGTGGCGTCCGACGCCTGAACAGGAAGCTGAGCGCTTCAAGCAACTTCAAGCCGCATACGAAGAACAACAAGCCGAAAAAGAGAGGACAGGGACATGAGGGTTAATTCACCCGTTTTGCAGACGGTCACACGCTACGGAGACGAAGCCGCGTTCAACGAATGGCTGCGCTTTTACGAGGTCAACAACATCTTCCCGAATTTGGCGAAGGCAGCGCGGCTTGGGAATGTTTCAATCGTGGCGACTTTTGGCGACTGGCCTCCAACGCATCCTGGCGAGTGGCAAACCTTTGAGCGAAACTGGTTCACCTATCACATGAACGGGTCAGGCGCGACGACGATGGAAGCGGAGGCCGCCGTTCGGAAGCGTCATGCCCTACCGGATCGCCCGACCTATGCCGACAGTCGCACGTTCGTTCAGAACGGTCTGGACCGACAGGCAGAGCGGAGGGCTGCCCAATGACCCCATTCGTAAAGGCCGCTTGCGAGTATGTTTGCGCCGATCACGGTTTGCTAGTTTCCCAAATTGTCGGGAGAGGGCGGACGAAAGACCTCGTTCTGCCGCGCCAGAAAGCGATGACCATCCTGTCGTTCGCTGGATACTCTTACGCAAAGATCGCGGAGATATTCGACGGGCGGGACCACACGACCACCATTCATGCTAAGAGGCGGATCGAAGAACACTTCCCGAAAACCTACGCCGCCCTTCAAAAGGTCACGGACGAGTTGATGCAGAAGTATCCGTTCGAGCCGAACGAGCGGAAGTTGATCGTCGAGAAGTCCAACGTCGATAAGTCCGTTACAATCACCCGCGCCCAGCAAAAAATCCGAAACCTGAGCCGGACACTGGAACGCGCCCGCGAAGCGCTGACAGTCAAGGATCAGGAGATTGATCGCCTCAACCGCGCACTCCAAACCGAAAAGAACAAGACGGGAACAAAAACGGAAACGTCAAGGATGATGTCGCGGGCTGATCGGGCTTACGGCGTGACGAAACTCCACAACCGGATTGAAGAATTAGAAATCGAAAACGAATGGCTCCGCGAACAGCTGGGCGGAAAGGTTGCCGCATGAACGCCCGCTATCATGAAAAGGCCAAAGAGGATCAGTTGCGCCGCAACCTACTCGACCGCCAAGGCGCGGAATACCTCGCCCGCAAGATCGAACGCTATTGGGCGGATCAGGGTTACGCCGTGGATGTCAAGATCAAGCGCGCTGGCTTCGATGATGCGGCGCGTGGATGCCGCTATGACGTGCGCTCCAACCTAAAGAACGCCCTGCCCATAACCACAATGAGAGAGGAATAGAGGATGTCTCATCACGGACGAAACCCATTTGAGGACAATAATTCAAGATCGCCGTTGGAGGTGTCAGAAACACGCGCTGAGTTGATGCGTAAAATGCTCGACACAACAGGATTTATTGGATCGACAGGTGATTTCCCAAAGGGACAGATCACGATGGACGATGAGGGCGCAATACAGTTCGCCCTCAAACCCGAAGACGGCAAACTTGTTATAGACTTCGGCACACCTGTTCAGTGGGTCGGAATGACCCCGCAAGAGGCCTGTGACTTAGCGGGGTCATTGGTAAAGATGGCCCGCGCAATAGCGAGAGAGAAGGGCGAAATGGTCGCCTTAATGATAAAGTGACCTGATCCATGAAAATCAAAGATTATCACCACACCGAGACCGCTTTAGACGCTGAGCAAATCGCTCGCGGAATTACGGAGGTCAACAATCGCCTCCTGATGAGGCCCGACTACGTGTCGTTTGTTGCATTTATAGGCGACGAGAAGCACCGCATGAAAGCCACATCCATCATGGCAATGGCTGGCGGGGGTGTCGGTGTTGTGTTGGAGGAGGAATAACCCATGCCAGAAAAGACAAGACCCTATGATCCAGAATTGGATGGGACCTCACCATTCTTGGTCAAGCGGTATCAAACGCGCATAGCTGAGCTGATGGAGTTGCTGAGCCTCCAGCGAGACTTGACTGGCATCTATGAAAAGCGCGTGGCCGACCTCGAAGCGCGCCTTGCCCGCCAAGCCCCCTCAACCCCTGAACCGGAAAAGAGTTATGCGCGTTGGGTTAATGGCAAAGGTTATGAAGAGCGTTTCCTTCTGCCGGATCATGTGCAACCCGATGGCGTAATCTATGGCGAAAGCCCCTGCGATTGGGTTTATGCTCTCCGCGACTGGCTCAACGATAAATACCCCGTCCAAGACACCCTCGCAGAACAGGAGGCGGGGGAGTGATGGAGGAAAAGATTTTGCGGTTTCTGCTGAAAGTCACCTCGGCATTTTTGGTGAGTCTTTGGTCTTGCGTGACCCTGTTTCTAACTGTCTGGACGACATTAAATTTCGCGGCGAAGGATTGGAGCGATGTGGTTGTCGGCATGCTTTTGGCGACGGCATGGCTGGTCCTTACGGGCGGGGAACTCCGAGACTCCGCCTCTGTCGTTTTCCCAAAACCAAAGGACACCCCATGATCCTACCAGACCCAACGCCCGAACCGTGCGTCCATGATTGGGAATTTCACGAAACACACGACGAATGCCGCAAGTGTGGCCTTCGCAAGCCTATCTAGCCGAAAGCCGAGAAGGGGAACCGCATGGGCAAGACGAAACGAAAGCCAAAGCAGCGCCTAACCAAGCGCCAGCCGCCAGCAACGGAAATTCAGGCGGAGAACTCACTGCCTGAAGAGGCGCGCCAACACGCCTCCTACGCGGTCGAACGCTTTGCCATGAGGGATGCAGACGGATCAGCCTCTAACGCGCTGGACGGGCATCGTATGCGACGTGTGGCCTGTGCGAAGGCGCTGGAAGGGCTTGTGGTCAAACAACCGCGATCCAAAGAGGCGTTTTTGTCGCCGGTCCACGCTCAGGCCGCGTCCGTCTATCAGGGCGATCTGGACGCCTGTCACGGGGGAGGCTCCCATGAGATAACGGAACGGGTGCAAATGTCAGGCTCGCCGGATCTAGCGCAATGCTATCAACTGGACTGCCTTAACCGTGTGGCCCGCATTGGACACCGGATGCACCCTGACCAGAACAAGGCTGTCCGAACCGTGATCGAGAACCGCGATATGTCCCTGTCAGCGCTATGGCCGGAACGCACGGCACAAAGGCGGGCAAAAGAGCTTATCCGCGACGGGCTAGACTGGCTGGCACAGGAATATGGGTTGATTGCGTAAAGGGGGCTTTACATTGTCATGGTTTTCTGTTAGGTGTGACACAATTAAGAGGTGCGCCTAGGTGGCAGCGCCTTTTTTGATTGCGGTCCAACGCACTAGCAGCTAACTACTTGCACGGATCATAGGCCCCGCAACGTGCGACAGCGGATCCGCGTTGTGGGGTTTCTCTTTTCTGAAGAAAGCCCGCCAAACCTCTCCCTGACGCTCAAATGTGCGGGCCGCTTCTTTCCAGAATAACCGAGCGCGGATCACTCTACCGTTACTCTTAACTAAGCCGCTGGCTCGGTTTCTTATTCCCTCAGCGCGTCCTCCTAGCCGCGCCAACTCCCGTCCTTTGTGGCGGGCTTTTTATTCATGGAGGCCCTATGCTGTCCGGTATTCTATTCACTCTTGGCCTATTAGCCGCAATCGGCGGTTTTGGGTTTGCCGTCTTGTCCGTGTTCGCGGCGGGCATGGCATCCGGTCACACGGGGGAAGCCTCTGGCGCAGGTGTCGCCTCGTTTATCGGATTGCTAGGACTCGGCGCGATTGTCGCTTCGTTTCAGATTTAGATTGGAGGCCTTATGACCGCTTTTCTCTTCGGCCTCTACTTTGGCGGCTTTCTTTACGTTGCCACTATCGCCGCTGCTGACGAACAGTGCGAGACGATTGGCGAGGCTATCCTGAGCGCCGCTATCTGGCCTTATGGGTTGTATCAGGTCATCCGGCATCTGAATGGTGGTGAGGCGCTTTAACACATCCCTGCAAGGTCACCCGAAAGGAGCCTGATATGCACACAATGAGACAAAGCCGTGAGTGGTAAGGCGAAGGTCAAGAAGCTCACGCCAAAGCAAGAAGCATTCGCCCGGAAGGTCGCGGAAGGCTCAACCGCCAGCGCAGCGTATCGCCACGCTTACAACGCTGAGAACTATAAACCGGAAAGCGTTTGGACCAACGCCGCAAAGCTGATGGGCGACGCTAAGGTTTTGCGCAGGGTTGAGGAATTACAGGCCAAGGCCGCTGAGCGCAGTCTGGTGACAGTCGAGACACTTGCGGCTGAGTATGAAGAAGCCCGCTCGCTTGCAAAAGAAACGCAGCAGCCCGCCGCCATGTCAACAGCCACAACAGGCAAGGCGCGGCTTTACGGATTGGACAAGGGTGTCACCGAGACGAGCCATTCAGGTAGCGTCGAAATCAAGACGACTGTCACGATTGTAAACCCGGATGCTGATAACGAGTAGCCGGCAGGTTCCTGCCAAGCTCGCACCGCTGCTAGGCCCAGCCCGGCACAAGGCGGCATATGGCGGACGCGGCGGGTCTAAGTCTTGGTTCTTCGGAGACGAGGCGGTTGAGCGCACATTAACAGGACAGCGCGGGGTTTGTGTCCGTGAGGTTCAGAACAGCCTGAGCGAGTCCTGCCACCAGCTTATCGTTGATTGCATTGCGCGGCGCGGGGTGGGCGAACACTTCAATATCACCAAGGATCAGATCAGTTGCCCCACAACAGGCGGGCGCATCATCTTTCGCGGGATGAACCAATACAACGCGACGAACATCAAGTCCCTTGAGGGTTTTGATTGGGCATGGGTCGAGGAAGCGCAGGACTTTAGCCAAGAGTCGATTGACATGCTTGTGCCGACCATCCGTAAGCCAGGGTCAGAACTCTGGTGGTCATGGAATCCGCGTCATGAGACGGACCCTGTTGACCGCATGTTTCGGCAGACGCCGCCAGAGGGCGCGATTGTCATTCAGATAGGCTGGCAGGATAACCCGTGGCTCCCTCAAGTGCTTCGGGACGAAAAAGACGCGCTTTATAAGTCGGACCCTGAGAAAGCGGAATGGGTTTGGGGCGGCGAATACCAGACGATCAGCGAGGGGGCGATTTTTGGCGCTCAGATGATGGACGCTAAACGCGACGACCGTCTGACCGAGGTTCCTTATGATCCGCGCCTACCAGTGTGGACCGGATGGGATTTGGGGCGCGACGACGAGACGGCCATTTGGTTTGCGCAGCAGAGCGGAGACGTGATCCGCATCATTGATTACTACCAGAACAGCATGGAAACGCTTCCGCATTATGCGGACGTGCTGAAATCCAAGGGCTACAGTTACGCGGGGCATTTTCTGCCACACGACGGGAACAATAAGACGATCCTGTCAGACCACAGCGCCAAAGAGCAATTAGAGCAACTGGGGCTTGGAAACATCACGGTCATTCCCCGCGCCGCGAATATGGAAGCGGTGCTGGGCGATCTGGAAACGGCCCGCGCCATGATTGCCGTGTGTCGGTTTGACGAGGCAAAGGCGAAAGACGGCATACGTTGCCTTCAACAATACCGCCGCGAATACGACGCTCGGTTGCAGACATTCAAGCAGCGACCGTTGCACGACAGAAACAGCCACGGCGCGGACGCATTCCGAACACTCGCGGTGGCATGGAACGGCGACAAAATGCTGGTCCGCAAGGCCACACCGCTAAAAGTGCCGAATTATGCAGCCTGACGCGAAGGAGGGGACTATGCAAGACACCTCCGCCAAGATCACCCTGCCAGAGGAAGACCTTAGCGCGATCCTGCAAGACGAGGCGCAAGCCGCTATCGGCATGGATTGGAACGATGACACGCTGAGCGCCGAGCGCAAGCGGTCACTGGAATACTTCAAGGGGGAGATGAATGATCTTCCCTCGCTGGCGAACCGCTCCAAGGCGATTGATACGACGGGCGCGGACACGATTGAGACGATCCTGCCTGACCTGATGGCGATCTTTACGGAAGAGGATATTGTCGAGTTTGAGCCTCAAGGGGACGAGGACGTGGACGCGGCGCGCCAGGAGACAGATTTTATCCGGCACATCCTGTTCAATGAAAACAGGGGTTGGCTGCATCTCTATACGGCGTTCAAGGACGCTTTGACGGTCAAGATGGGCGTCTGGCACTATTGGGCGGAAATCTGCGAGGAAAGCGACGAGAACACGTTCCAGACGCAAAACGAAGCCGAGGCGATTGCGGCGGTTTATCAGGCCGAGATGCAGGGCGCGGAGCTGGCGGATTATGAGGTGGACCGCGAGGCGCAGATTATCAAGCTGACGTTCATCAGCGAGACGAAAGAGCTAAAGGTTTGCTTCAAAGCGGTTGCGCCGGAAGATGTCTGGTTCTCTGATGACGGAACGACGATGCGCGAATGCACCTATGTCGGGATGCGCGCCCGAGTTCGTGAACAAGACCTGATTGAAGACGGATTTGACGAGGATAAGGTCAAGCAGCTTCAAACCTACAGCACAGACGAAGACGAAACCCGCCTCGCCCGCGACACCGTGAATGAAAGCGAAGAAGGCGGCGACCGAGGCGGCATGAACGGGCTGCGTAAGGTCGAGGTGCAGTCCCACTATATCAACACGGATTTGGATGGCGACGGCATCAAGTGCTGGAAGATCGTCACGGGAGACGCTTGCAAGCCCATTCTGGATATTGAGCAAGTGTCCGGCATTCCGTTTGCCTCGATTACGCCGTTTATCAATCCGCACAGGCTCATTGGTCAGTCCATGATGGACAAGACGATGGAAATTCAGAAGATCAAGACGAGCCTGCTTCGCATGATGTTGGACAGCGGCTATTTTGCGCTCAATCAGCGCCATGAGATTGTGGAAAGCCGCGCCAACGCGAACACGGTCAATGATTACCTGAATAATCAGCCTGGTCATCCGGTGCGCGTCGATCAGCCGGACGCGGTAAAGCAGATCAGCAGCCCCGGCCTCGGCTTCGATGCGGCTAACGCGCTCGAATATATGGCGACACAGAACGAGATGCGTTCCGGTGTCATCCGCAACAATATGGGTTTGAATGGTGACGCGCTGCACGAAACGGCATCCGGCCAGCGCAGCCAAGAGAATATGGGCCAGCGCCGCACCCGCATGATTGCCCGCTCATTTGCAGAGACGGGTTTCCGTGACTTGTGCCTCGGTGTTCATGGCTTGCTGAGAGACAGCGCGATTGGACCGATGCGCAAGCGGATCAATGGCGAGACGGTCGAAGTGGACCCGTCAAGCTGGGGCGTCCGCAAGGATATGACGATTGAGATCGGCTCAGGCGGCAAGGATGCGAGCCGTCAGGCCGTGCTGGAAGTGCTGAGCCTGCTTGAGAAGGTCGTCGCGCTCCAAGGGTCACTGGAAGGCCCTGTCATTGACGTAACGGGCGCGCACCGCGTCCTGACGAAGTATGTGGACCTCCTGCCCGTCAAGGGGCTGTCTGGCCTGTTTATCGAACCAGAGCAGGCACAGATGCAAATGGCGCAGGATGCCCAAGAGCCTGATCCAGAGATTGAGGCGAAACAGTCCGAACTCATGATGAAAGCGGGTCTTGAGCAACAGAAAATCCAGACGGATCAACAGACTGACCTCGCCCGCATTGCGGCAGAGCAAGAAACAGGATTGCAGCGCGCGGTTATCGAGGCGCAGACAAAAGCCAACCTACCCGATCTTCGCCCCGGTGGTGACGTAGGCCGATGATTTCCGACGAACGGCTCTCAAAGGCCGCTGAGGAAGAGCTAGGGCTGGTCAAGGTCGCCATTGAAGACCTGAAAGCCGAAGCCATCACAACACTGTCCCACGCAAACGCGGACGATCAAACGGCGATTGAAACCCGCCACGAATTGCAGGCCCTAACCCGCGTTGCTGCCCGCCTGCAACGCCACATCGATAATTACACCCTCAAAAACTCGCAGTCTTAGGAGATCAAGCGAATGAGTGAACAATTTACCCCTTCCGAGGGAGCGGAACCGGCTGTCCAAGAGTCAGCCACCCTTAATCCAGAAACCTATGAAGGCCCCACCGACGTTGACGGCCTTGTCGCGGCCCGAAAAGCCAAGCGTGAGGCCGCGCTAGCGCAGCAGGCTCCACAGGACACGGAAGACGAACAAGAGGCCATAGACGGCCAAGAGACGCAGCCTGACGCCGACCCGGAGGCAGATGGCGCGACTGACGAAGATTTGGACGCCCAAACGTCCGAAAACGACGGGGAGCCGGATGAGGTGAACCCCGACGAAGCTGCGGAGGACGACGAAGCGCAAGACGCGCCAATCGACGCCCCCCATTTTTGGAGTGCGCCC